TAAGGAAGACCGCATCTTACCGGGTATTATTTGTGCGGGGAAATCCTTTAAGGAAATAAACTATGTCATTGCAAACTAGCGTACTAAAGACTCTTGAGTCAGGTCGTCAATTCACAGCCGGTCAAATGGCTGGCTTGTTCCGTTCTACAGAAGCTTCTGTAGCGGCACGCATTACTGAGCTTCGTGCTCAGGGCTACTCCATCTATAGCAATACTGCTAAGAATGGCAAAACAGCATACCGCTTGGGTAAGCCTTCGCGTCGTATGGTAGCAGCAGCTTACGCTGCTGCTGGTAGCTCAGTATTTAATTAATACTGTACGGATGGTTTAGCCATCACCGGACCCGTAACCGGTACTTTTTTTAATTCAGGAGTTGTTATGCCATTGTTCGTCGTTGAAACTATCAGTCAGTTCCGTACTCGGTATGTTATCGAGTGTCAGGAAGCCGAGCATGCAGAAGATACGGTAACTATGAATGAAGCAGATGAGTTTTCTCAAATGCATCTCGGGGAGACAATTCTCACAACTCGTGAAATTACGTACCAAGATTTTATTCGTATGAATAAAGCTCTTGAACAGTATGGTGATGGTACTAAGTATCGACCTGAAACTGGATCACCATGGATGGGAGATCAAATGATTCACAAGGTTGATTACGGAAATTAAGTATGAGTATATTGTCGCAAATGAAAAAACATAGGGTTAATTTTGATCCTCTTAATAAAAAGCATATTGCAATGTATCGAGACTTTCTAGTTAATAACTGTAAGTGGTCAACTAATGGTTGTCCTTATGAACTAGAATGGCCGTATCTCACAGTACCTGATATGATACGCGATAAAATTATTCGAAACTATCTTAAGCTCTAATTTAACCCCCTTCTGGGGGTTTTTTAATGTATAAATATAACTAAACAACTAATGGGGTAGACGGATGTCAGCAGCTTCAGATGCTTTCGAGAAAAAAGTAGCAGATGGTATTAATAAGCTTAAGAGCTATAAAGCTGAAAGACCGTCAGTAGGTACAGAGTTTTCAGATGTTAAGATAACGAAAAACCCAAAAGATAGTAAGCAGTATTGGTTAGAAGTTAAAATGAACCATACTGATAACTTATCTAACCCGAGAGTCTTTTATCATTCTGGTAAGTGGCAGACAACGTATAAAACACCTGCAGCGGCCGCGGCGGTTGATGTTTTAAATAAATCTGCGCAAGCAAAAGCTTTCATTACCGCAATTGCAAAATTCGCTGGCATACCTGTTAATAAGGTTAAAATACCAACTACAAAGTCAGGGTTAAAAGAAGAGGGAGCTGTACCTCTGGATGTAATGAAAGAGTACTTTAATAAACCTGGTGTTAATCGATACATTGCAAATCAAGAGAATTACGATCTAGGTAAATTAGTTACTGAGCATTATACAAAGGGTAAAGCTGAACCAGCATACTACATGCAAGCTGCTGATGATTTTTATCTTATATCAACAACTAACCCTCTTAAGCTTGATAAAAAGATACCTGTTTTAAAAGGTAAGGGTGATTTTAAAGTTCGTGTTTCTACAAGATCAGAGTTTTATGAAGTACAAGCTGAAATTAAAATAAGTTCAATGCCTAACAGTAACTATTCCGTGTTACTTGGAACAAATAAAATTAACCCGCTATTATGATATCATTTCAATACTATTTAACAGAAGCTGCTTCTGAAGATAAACTAAAGCATTTAGAGCATGCGGAAGACCATGTCATTAACGCCGGCTTTGATGGCTTTGCCCATGCTTATCATAATTTACAAGACGTTCACGATCAGTTGAGCGGTAAGAAGAATAAGACTAAGATTACAACTAAGTATGATGGGTCCCCTTCTATTGTATTTGGACACCACCCAGAAACGGGTAAGTTCTTTGTTGCATCTAAGTCTGCATTTAACAAAGATCCAAAGATTAACTATACGGCTGCAGACATAGAAAAGAACCACGGTCATGCACCCGGTCTTGTTCAGAAGTTAAAACAAGCATTAGAACATCTCCCAAAGATTGCGCCAAAGTCTGGTGTATACCAGGGTGACGTAATGCACTCAGGGCTAAAGACAAAAGATAACCCTAACGGTGATGTTACAAAAGAAGGTGGTAAGTTTCACTTCCAAGCTAACCCTACCGGTGTTAAATATTCTACGAAGACGAGTTCAGAAGAAGGTAAGAAGGTAGCTACTGCTAAATTTGGTGTTGCCGTTCATACGATGTATAACGGTAAAACGATGGAAGATATGAAGGCAGAGTATGCACCTGATCTATCCCACTTTAAACATCACCCAGATGTACATAACATTGATACGCAGGACGATGTACAGCATGCAAAGATGAGTCCAGAGCAAGACGAGTTATTTAAGAAGCATATTAAGTCTGCTACCGATGCTTTCAAAGCTACACCTAAAAAAGCATACAAGGCGTTAGAAGGTCATCAAGATCTTTTAAAGACATACATTAATAGAACCGTACGCGAAAGTACAACTCCAACAGTTGCTGGTTATCGTTCCCACGTTAATGAATACCATTCAAAGCTAATTGCTAAAGTAAAGACTGCTAAAGCAATATCTGCAAAGACTGAGACCCTACATAAGGATCTATCTCATATTGATAAGCATGCTGAAAACTTTCAACATATACTTACCATGCATCACCATTTGCAGAATGCTAAGGATCAGTTAACTACTGCACTGTCTGCTAAGCCTAAATTCGAAACGTCGATGAGAGGTAAACCCACTAAACCAGAAGGTTATGTAACCGTTAGAGATAACAGACCAACTAAGTTAGTTGATAGAGGTGAATTTAGTAGAATGCACTTAGGTGCAAGAACTGAGTAAGTTCTGAAAAGCCCACATATGGATTATACAGGCAAGGCAACTGATCGTCAATGAAAAGTATTAAAGAAAAGCAGCTTCTGGTAAAGTGGGCAAAGGCTATGGGTGAGCCTGTTGATGTAGCTTTGCTTGAAGAGGTTGAGCGACATGAGCAGTTTGAAAAGAGTATTATTGAATCAGTAAGAGAAAATCTATTATCTGATCTTGCTTCTGCTAGTCGTAATAAGCCTGTAACAGTTATAAAAGAAATTGAGATTGAATACCCTAAACCACCTTCGTTAGAAGATTTAGAGAGTTTAATAGAGGAGGTAAAAGATGAGTTGGTTCAGGCGCAAACCATTGAAGAACCCACCCTTACCGAAGAAAACATACCCAGTACCCCCGCAGCTGATATAGTCAGTAGAGTAGTTAACCACATTACCAAAGAGGTAAAGCTAGAAGAAAAAGCCGATTCATATCATCAACCTGATGCTGGTCTTTCCGGGCGCTCGGTGAATGATATACGTAAGAAGTTAAAATTTTTAGAAGACTGGGTTAGTAAAATTTCTCTAACTGGGCCTGGTGGTGGTTCTTATTGGTTATATGATCTAGGAGATACTAATTATAACATAGTTAAAACCCCTAGCAACGAAGACGTATTAACATTTAACTCTGCAAATGCTAAATGGGAAGTAAGTAATGTAACTAACTTACTAGGAACCAGATATCATGGTTCATATTATGATATGACAACCCAGACCGCTAATGCTATTAATACTCCTTATTTTGTACGAATAGGGGCGGTTGATATACAAGAAGGGTTCACAACTGACGGTGCAAACATAATTGCATCTCATTCTGGTGTTTATAATTTGCAATTTTCTTTTCAACTACATTATACTGGCGGTGGGGGTTCTGGTGACCATGTCGAAATATGGTTGAATAAGAACGGGATCGATCAGGCAAATACCAATACTGTTGTACATTGTACATCTAATAACCCATACGTGGTTGCTGCTTGGAACTTTATTGTACCTATGGACTCGGGAGATAAAGTCGCTTTAAGATGGGGTACTTTAAACCGAAATGTAAAATTAGAATCTAACGGTCACTCAATAGGGCCTGCAGTTCCCTCAGTAATTGTTACTATCACAACTGTATGAAAACATTTAAAGACATTAGAGAGAACTTTCAAGACGGCCGTAATCCCCAGGATAAGGGAGATATGGCAAGACACGGTCTTAAAGGTAAATCTATCGCTCAATTAAAGAAAGTAAGGTCATCTGACTCTGCTTCACCTAGAGAAAAGCAATTAGCCCATTGGCGAATCAATATGACACTAGGTAAAAAGAAAGATAAATAAACGATCGAACTAATAGATATTAACATGTCATTTAAAGACTATCTTCAAGAAGCAGCTGGAAAACACGGCGTACTTGCGTACGGTCGTATGAACCCACCTACTGCTGGACACGAACAGCTGGTAAATAAAATACATTCCGTTGCTAAGGAGCATGGTGCGGTACACCATTTGGTCCTGTCGCATTCTCATGCATCTAAAGATGGTTCGAATCCATTACCACCAGACGTTAAATTAAAGCATGCTAAACGTGCTTTTCCTGGTACACATATAACATCTGCTTCAAAAGAAGCACCCAGTATTTTACATCACGCTGCTGCAATGCACAAGCAGGGTGTTGAGCATTTACATTTTGTTGGTGGTTCAGATCGCAAGCCGATGCATGAATTACTAAAAAAGTATAACGGTAAAGAAGGCTCTCACGGCCATTATAATTTTAAATCAATCACATTCCATAATGCTGGTGACCGCGACGAGAAGTCAACAGGTACAGCAGGTATTTCCGGTACAAAGTTAAGAGCGCATGCAGCGGCGGGTGAACAACATAAGTTTGAATCCCACCTATCATCTAAGATGAAACCAGCACATAAGACAGCGCTCTATCATGATTTAAGACACCACATGGGTGTAAAAGAGGTCTTTGATCCTCATCTTAAAGTTTCGGAATTTCAATGGGGCGAGAAAAAAGGGGTTGATAAGATGAAGCGCATGACACCAGGTGAGGGTAAGACTACATTCAAGGAATATGATTCCTACAGAAGAAAGTTACCCGTACTATTAATGAATGAAACGCAAAAGCGGGAATTGATGGAATCAACATCGCAGTTAGAATTCGATGGTGTTCAAACAACCAGCTTTGATATCTGCCCAACAGCTTATGAGCGGTTTAAAGAAATGATCGAAGCTATTCGTGCAGGTGATCATATTGGTGAGATTGCAGGTCACGAGACAAAGCCTGACAATGTAAGAAATATGTATTTTAGACAGTACATGGATAGGGAGCAAGCTTAAATGATTACAGATTTAAATGTACAACATGAGCTGTTAAAGACTGCTTTAGCTGCAACCGATAACTATCTTGCAGCAGAAAAAGCAGCGC